CTTTGCACCCAATACGGTTTTTTTACGTAGTAGCATATTTGTCCCTTCCGAGTATGTCGTTTGCGTCCTGTTTGGCTTCTTTGAGCTTGCGAACCATTATCGATTTAGCCTGAGCCGCCCCGCGATCGAAAGCATCCTTGACGCCCTCGATCTTGGTTGCTTGCAAGTCCCTAAGTTTTTGAATTGGGAATCGAGCCCGCCCGAGTCGCTTGTAGATGTTTTTGCCCAACTTAGGTATCTGCGGCCCGAAGGCCCCTTTAAAAACCATTCCCGGAGTTCCTCGAACGAATTCAATCTCGACGCCCTCAACGGTTTGGCGTGCCTTGAATGCCCGAAGCGGAACGGTAAACGTGTCGTCAATTTTCAGAATCGATTCTTTGGCTAGCAAGTTGTCGATAAGTTTTTCGTCGACGCAAAAGGCCCTGAGTTCATCGACCCGCTCAACGGCCATCGCCGTAACGATTTCGCGTTCGGTTCGCCGCCTTGTTTCCTTGGTAGCTTCCTCGATGCGATTACTAAAAGCCTTTTCCAATCCGTCGGCGTAGTTAATCACTCGCTCTGCTGCTAGCTTGGCTTTTTCTTCGTGTGCGAATATGTCGATTATCATTGCGTCACCGCCTAACCGTCGGATCATCTTCATCGACTCGATAGGTCACAATCAACTGCATGTTTGCCCCGTCGATACCGCCATCGGAAGTAAAGTTGATCTTGGTTCCGAAGGTAGCAAACAAAGCGTTGCCGTCAAACGTGTGCCAAGAGCTAGCCGGGTTGCAAATGCACTTGCGAACATCTGACCCGAATTGATTTAGTAGCGTGTCGATTGCGTCTTGGCTTCGCTCTGAAGGCATCAGAACGAGCCGGATATTGAACTGTTGAGCCAAGGCAACCGCTGGAGGATTGCCCGGACAGGATAACTCAGGTACTTCATTCTGGACGCCCTGGGTTATGATGATTTGGCGATCTATCGGCGTGTAGTTGGCAAATCGAGTGGGTCGCTTTACTTCCTGAACGTCGGTCGGGTACGTAGTCGAATCGCCAACCATGGCCAATAGCCTGGATTCCAATTCAACCGCAATTAACTCGATGATTGCTAACGACACTCTAAAACCAACATCCCTTCATCATGCTCAACAAGTCTAACAATAGAACGCCGCTCCGCCGGTTCGCCGACTCGCGGGGATAATCCAATTTGGTCCCCGCCGAGGTCTAGCTCTTTGCTCTCAATGCCTTCCGATCCATCATTAGAAACGTAGACCATAAACCGTGGGGTTACTAGGTCCGACGCCTCTGGTAGCTGCAAAGAATCGTCTCGCACAACAACCGCATTGATCTTCCTCGAACGACCGTTTCTTTTGTAGTAAACGACCGATTCGGCGAAGTCTTGCGGGTTGGCGAAAACCTTCTTGGCATCCTCGATGATGGTATCGTGAAGGGTCACGGATTAGACTCGCTTGCAAGTCACCTTGAAGTAGTCAACAACAACCGAATCGACGTTGGTGTTGGCTGCCTTTTGCAACTGAACAAGCGGTTGCAATCCAGAGGAATAGCCGCTCATGTCAAAGGTGGTTGTCGCGCCAACCCGCTGGCCGTCGATGTAGAATTTTACATCAGACTTTCCACCCGTAAAGTCGATCACAAATTCCTTGTAAGTCGCTCCAAGGGTCACGCCGCTGGATACGTCATCGTTGTCGCGCACCCCGTCGTCAGTTTCGAGGTAAACAAGCGTTGTGCTGCTTGCACCCTCCATTCGAAACCAAGCGTTGGCTGCAACGTCGTTGGCGGTGTCGTTTCTAGCCGAGCCAAGACCGAAGCAAAGAATCGAGCCGCTAGTAAATGTGGCCGCTCCGATCTTTACCCGCATCTCAAGCCGTTGAATCAAGTCGATGTCGAAGTCCAAAGCATCATTGAAGTGCAAACAGACATTCTCGACTTCGCTTGTAGATGCAAGCGTCAAGGTCGCTTCGCTCGTTCCTTTGGAGTAGGTCGGAGCCCCAGCCGCCGAAGTGTCGTCAACAAGCCAAGCCGTAGCCGGGTCTGCCGAAGTCGGGAACGTTGCCACAGCACCGTTGAAATCGTCGTAAAAAATCTGAAAGTCGCGCATGTCGCCCATGTTCTTATATTCCTTTTTTGTGAATTTTGTTGCCGTCCCAAAAAGCCCCCAAGCAATCGCCCAGGGGCTAGATTCCATTCGACACTACGCACGGTTTGCAAAGATGCCGCGATGCTCGATAACCGCCGCTGCGAACGATTGACGTACCGTGTAGATGTACGAATCGTTCCGGATGTTGTAATCGCTTTCGAGCACTGGCGATTCTTCGCCGCTCAAGAAGCTGATTTCGACCGTATCAATCAAGCTGTTGTCGGCGATTGCGTACCAGTTGGTCGAGCTATTGGCGTCCAAGTATGGACTTGCAACAACTCGCAACTGCCGAGCACCGCCCCGCCCGTAAAGGTTCGAGACGCCGCTATTCTTCTCGCTCTCGACCGATGCCGTCGAATTGACAAGCTCCAAGGCTGTCCCTGCGTGGGCCAAAGGCACTAAGAGGATCGACGGGGTAAGCCCAAGGAAGACATCGCTGTTGAGCCCCTTCTGCTTGCCCATCACCTCAAAGGCTTTGTCAAGAGTCGTCTTGCTTGGAGCCCCAGCACCGCCCGAAAGGTTAGTCCCGGAGGTGTGCGATGCCGAGAACAAGTTGAACCCGTCGGGCATCAACGGATTCGACAAGAAAACATCGTAGATCGCTTTTTCTTGCGTCCTACGAGCCGCCGAGCCGTGCATCGCTGGGATGCGGGAAAGGGCGTCAAGGTCATCGTTGATAACCGTTTCCCAAGTGACGGTAAATTCCTTGCCGTACTTCTCGATCTTGTACGACTTGCGTTGATCGACAACTTTGCCCTCTGGGTAGTCTTTGCCTTCAGGAACAACCTCAAGGTTGGGCGATTCGCCAAGGCTGATTCGGTTGATGTTCTTGAAGTCATCAACGCTTTGGGCTTGTCGCACCCATTGGTCCCAAGTGTAAGGGGCCTCGACGTAAGACGCTGTAAGGGTCTTGTTAGCCGCATCCAAGAGCAGGCTCGAAAACGATCCGCTTGTGTGGTAAACGTCGTTGGATCGACGGATATTCAGTCGGCCAGCAATTCCCGGGTGGCCCATCGCAATGCGAACGATATCGCCTTTGTTGTGGTGTTCTGGGTTGACGCCCATTCGCCGGACGCAAGCCTCGGCAAGCCGATAGAGCCCAAGGTTACGGAAGTGTTCCGCGCCTTGGATGTCAGGGGCTTTTTGATGCTTGATCTGGCCTTGGAAGCATCGCTGCACAAGACCCGCCGAAGCCTGAGCCATGAACTTATCATGCTCGGATTCGGTCACGCTGAAACTGGAGCCCTCGACGGCCCCGCCTAGTGGTTGACTGGCCATCTTTCGGATAATCCTTTCTTGAGCGATTTCAACGGTCACGGATGTATCGTCAACCAATGCGTCTGCAAAGCTTCGCTCAAGCTTTGCAACCATGCAATGGGCAACGATAGTCTTGCGTCGGTCGTCGGCTGCCTTGAGTTGGCGTGCAACTTCGGCTTCGACTTTCTTTTCGGTGTCTTCGGTCGGCTCAACATGCTCGGCCCTCATAGCCTCTTCGGGCTTGTCGGCCATCGATTCGACTTGACCCATCGGAGCATTGTCGGAATCGGTTTGACCCGCCGCTTTGCCTGCGAGAAAGATAATAATCTGAGTAGGATCGGTCATGCCTTCTGGCAACCCGAGCCCCTTGAGAGTTGCCAAAAGCGACTCGTCCATACGTTCAACCCTTTCCTGGTCGTAAGACCGTCTAACAGTAGAATTCGGATCTGCGCCCGTTGCACAAATCGAAGCGTTATGAGGTTCCCATTGGAGTACGATTTCCGCTGGCCCCTCAATCACCTTGCCTTGTCGGGTGGTGTACGTTTGGCCCTCTCGAACGAATTGACGCTCTAGGATCTGTGCGTCAATCGAGAAGTCATTCAGGTGGCCCTCGGTGTATCTTGTCGCGACAATCTGCGAGTCCGGATCGCTTGCGAAATCAGGAGAGCCTAAAAGCTCACCGCCCTCGATAACGATATTGCGAATTGACCCAAAGACGTTGCGTACCGTTTTGTCGTTGTGACTATCGACGATCGGCAACTGCTTTTTGTCGTTGCGGAATCGAACGCCATCCATCAAGAGAACTTGCTTGATCCAACCGCGTTCCTGGTCGTAAATGTCAATCGGCGTTTCGGTCGCAATCACTGCTCGGCCGTCCTTGACGGTTTCGAATTGACGAGCGATCGAACCGCCCTCGATGGGCTTGGCTTGGTGTCTTGCGTCGAGTTCTTTTCGTCGCTTGATTAGGTCACTCTTGTTCATGCTGTCACCTCAGCCGGTAGCGTGTCCACCGATCCGTCTTTTGCGTCGTC